ATCATAGCTGGCATCCTGGCTTTGGCCTACCTCGTCTATAGGTGCTGGCCTCGCAAGTTGGACCGCCATGACGCGTTGTTGGGGCATTTCGATGCCGTCAACGAAGCGGATGAGTGGCATCCGGCCCGCGGGTTGGCAGGCGTTTCACGTCCTGGTCATGCGGCTGCCATCGCATTCAAGGAGAAGTTCGGAGAATTGCGCTACAATAACGCCAACCGTTGTGTTGCTGGTGATTTTGTACGCAAGTGGCTCCGTGACTCTTACCCTGACATGCGTAACGTGGACCGTGTCCGGCACACCGAGATGGCCGTTGAGTTGGCTCTGTTGCCGACTGAGGCAGCAGTTGAGGCAGCGGCATTTGCTGCCTCAGCAGCGGCAGCCCGCCGGCGGGCTGCCGTCAACTGTCCTCGCTAGGGATGCCCCGTTCAGGTGGAGGCACTGGACACACAGGTCCGGGTACCATGTGTTCCAGAACTCCAGGTGACTCCATCACCTGATCGGGGTAGGATCCGCTTCAAAGAGCGGGCGATGCGTTACATGGCTGGCCTTGGGACTGGGGTCAAATATGCAGTTCATCGTGATTCATTAGTTAATCTGGTGCGGGGCATCACGGAACGCGTCTTGTACGTGCGCCGTGGTGAGGGGCTCGTCAAGCCCCCTCAGGCCCGTGACGGTGTGTTTGTGCGGCTGTCTTCCATCCGGAAGCGACTGTTGAAGAAGGTGCGTTCGACCCCCCTCGTAGCGTTGGATGATTATCCATTGCTCTACGATGGGCGCAAGCGCGTGATTTATCAGTCGGCTGTCGATAGCCTCAAGTTGCGGGGGCTGACAAGTTCAGACGCCAAAGTGAGCACATTCGTCAAGGCCGAGAAGGTCAACCTTGATGCCAAGGTTGACCCTGCTCCCCGTGTCATACAGCCAAGGTCACCTCGTTACAATGTTGAGGTTGGTAGGTACCTCAAGTTGTTCGAGAAGGAACTCTTTCGCGGGTTTGCCCGCGTGTGGGGCTATCCTGTAGTTTTGAAGGGTCTGAACGCCCAGGCAGTCGGTGGCTGGATGGCTACCCATTGGAGTCAGTTTGACAACCCTGTCGCCATTGGGCTCGATGCGAGTCGGTTTGACCAGCATGTAGGGAAACAAGCCCTAAGCTGGGAGCATTCCGTTTACGTTGGAGCTTTCGGTGGCGACCAGAGGTTGGCCAAGTTACTCAGATGGCAGCTAACCAACCACGGCGTTGGTCGTGCAGAGGGACACAAGGTTGAGTACACAGTGGAAGGGTGTCGCATGAGCGGTGACATCAACACTGGTCTTGGCAACTGTTTATTGATGAGCTGCATCGTCATCGCGTATTGTGAGCTTAAGGGACTTAGGTTCCGACTTGCTAACAACGGTGATGACTGTGTGCTGTTTGTCGATAAAAGTGACCAGGATCGCCTGAGCCAGCTTGATAGCTGGTTTCTCGATTTCGGTTTCACACTAACCCGTGAGCCACCAGTCTATGAACTTGAGCATGTGGAGTTCTGCCAGACCCGACCCATCCGTTGTGCTGATGGGTGGCGTATGGTTCGAGACCCACGCAGTGCCATGTCCAAGGATTGTGTGAGCTTGCTGGGCTGGGCTAGTGAGGCCGAGATCAAGGCTTGGGCCATGAGTGTTGGTACCTGCGGGCGCAGCCTGACACGTGGTGTGCCAGTCTGGGAGTCCTGGTACGATCGCCTGATAGGTGCGGGTGGTTCACTCAGTGCGGGGGTGGATGAGCGTGTTCGGGACAGTGGCTTCGGTTACATGTCCAAGGGTATGGTTGGTTGTCAGATTGACGACCAGGTGCGGGTCAGTTTCTGGCGCGCATTTGGTATCACTCCTGACTTCCAAGAGTCCCTTGAGCAGGAGTACCGTGAGTCCATTGTGCTCAACACTTCCCTCACCCCCGTGACAAGTGACTTCCCCCCCCTTGTCGATCAGCAAAACCCTTTGACGCTATGGCTAGAACACACGCGAAGCAGCCCGTGATGGGAGGCGTTCGGAAAGGCCGCAACAGGCCACCTACCATGGAATCGCGCGGTGACGGCACCATCGTACGTTATCGCACTATTTCAAATGGCGTATCCACTGTGGGACTTTTGCCCAACGTTGTCATTAGGCGCACCTATTCTGTTGGTCGCTCTGATGAGGTGGCCGGCAAGGCAGGCCCTGCCATTTGCAGCTATTATGCGACTGGCAAGTTCCTGCCTGGTACCACAGTTCGTTGGGAGCCTAGTGTTTCCTTCACTACCTCTGGTCGTGTCTTCGTTGGTTTTACAGACAACCCAGAGGTAATGGAGGCAATGAACTTGGCACTCAACACTTACTACCTAACACCCACTACCGCCACTTACAATACCATTGCAAACCTAGTCAAGAGTTTGGGTGATGTTCGGTCCTTTCCAATTTGGCAGGAAACCGAGATCCCATTTCCCACTCGCACGCGTCGCAAGCGGTTTGATTCCAACGTTACCATCGGATTGACGGATGTCAATCAGCTTGATCGTTCGGCTCAGACCACGATGTACGCTGCTTTTGAGGGTCTCCCGACTCCTGTGGGTTCAAACACCGACTTGGGTGTATTTGGTTTTCGTGATGTGGTGGATGTGGAAGGCATTTCC